TGACGACATAGTTCATTCTGTGATCGTATTGGAGAATGGTGAGCTCATTCAGAAACACACTGGAAACCCGTCTGGCTCAGCCAACACAATTGTGGATAATACCATGATTCTGTTTCGGCTGTTTGCTTATGCGTGGATTGAGTTAGCGAGGGAAAAATTCGGAACTGCAAATGCTACTTCTGTGGCAGCTGCGATGAACGAAGATATTACCAAGCGAAACTATGATGGTGTGCTGTTCGGGAGCTATCAGGATTTTATTGACAATGTGGAAGCTGCCTTAAATGGCGACGACAACACGTTCACTGTCTCACAGTTGTGCGTTAGTTGGTTTAACCCAAAGTCAATTTCCCCGATATGGAGTGGCATAGGTGTCACTACCAAAACCCCTTGTGAGGAGCCTCGTGCTCTTAAGGATGTCCAATTCCTCTCGCAAGGTTTCCGTGAAGAGAAAGGTGTCTGGTTACCTGTTCCAGATACTGATCGTGTGTTGTGTTCCCTTCGTTGGGGTTCGAGTGATGACGATGTTCGTTGGCACTTAATGAGAGCGTATGCGTTGCGAATTGACTCTTGGGCAAACCTTGAGTGTCGCACCTTCATTCAGTCATATATTGAGTGGATCTGGAATCATCCAGAGTACAAAGAGCAGTTAGTGGGTGAGATCAATGGTTTATCGATGTCTACAATTGACGCGATTTACAAATCTGACCCGTGGTGTTGGGCATTGTATGCCGGACAAGAGGATAAGGGATCTCCGCTGGTAAGCGAGTACTCCACCCTTTTAAATCTTCTTCGTCTTCAGTTTGAATCTACAACATCAGACTCTCTTCCTTCTTCTTCTTCTTTCTCTCTCATTCAGTACTCTCCTCTTTCTTGCTAAATGGCTGGACCGAAAGGTAAAGCCCAAAAGAAAGCTGCCAAAAAGGCAGCCAAGCAGAAAAAGAAAGGAGGTACCAAACTCCCAAAAACAAGTCGCCAAAAGAAAAATGGCGGTTCCCCCATCAAATCGGTACCAGGGGTGATGTCCTCGGTATCGGATGGTGTCAACGTCGGAATGGTTTGGAAGAATTCCAACCAGGTCCGGGATCACTTCAATCGTCGCTTTGAGAAAGTGACGGATTTAGTGTCTGCGTCAACTGCTTTTGCGTTGATTCAGAATTTCTTCCTCAATCCAGGAAATTCAGTCTTATTTCCTGTCTTTTCCCAGATTGCTAGTACGTATGAGGAATTCATCTGTCACCTCTTGCGTTTCTGGTATCGTGGGGAAGAGTATATGGCCTCAGGGTCAAATACGTCTGCTGGAATCGTTGCTATGGCTACGAACATGGACCCAGATGACTCGACGTTCACAAACATCAGTCAGCTGGAGAACTATGAAGGCTCAGTGAGCGGTCCGCCGTTTGCTGGTCACTTCTGTCACGATGTGGCAGAAACACATAAGAGTAGGGGACGTAATAAGTCTATGGGTCATCAAATGGCTCTTAACCAATACTTTGTGTATAGTTCGGCTAATCAAGCCGCTCCTGCAAGTAGCACCTCTAAGTTCTATGACTTGGGGCAGTTTCAAGTGGCAATCAATGGTTGTCAGGCTGCCTCCCCTATGGGGGAACTTTGGGTGGAACATGAATGGACTTTGATTCGGCGTAAACAAGAAACGCCAATCGGTCAACAATCTTTATTTGCGCACATTGTTGAATCACCTGCTGGTTCCGCATCAAGCACAGGTGCTTTTCTCGGCACTTCTGGTGCCGTTGTGCGCAATGGGTCAACAATTCCTTGTCTCGCATCAGGACCCTCTGCATTTACGTTGCCTATAGCTGGCACGTATCTTATTGCGGGTGTCTTTAAGGATTCGGCTCTCACTACTGTTCCCTCTATGAGTTTTGGTTCCGCTATTGCGGGGCTTCCACTCTTGAGTGACAATACTGCTTCCGGATTGAACTCGGTTTCGAGTCATGTTGGACAAATTGTTCAGATTGTTACGGTTGCCTCTTCAGGCACCGGTGCCAACAATACGATCACTCTATCGGGATTGACCAATTTCACGAGTGGTACTGCGGATGTCATCATTGCACAAGTTAGTGGTGGCATAACGTTAGTTGGCAAGTCGAAAGCGTCCGCGATTCAAATCGTGGATGCTTTCGCAGCGCTATGTGAGCGCTTTGATGGCCTTGAAAAGAGGCTGTCACGTGCTGAGAGGCCGCTTTTAACAGCGATCTCTGAGCCCGATACTCCTTTTGAAGAAGAAAAGGAAACGGAACTTCAAAGTTCTGTTCACATATCTCGCAACACTGCTGAGCAGTTAGCGCGGGTTTTCGGCCTCAAGAAGTAATTCTGAGGCTCTTCTTACGGTGTGCGAACTCCCGTTACCTTGTCGTGTGTTATAAATGATGGAATTTATCATGTTGTTAGAATCTAGCAGTTTTAAAGTTTAACACGAGCTAGTTTAAAATTCGTGGATCATTTGGAACAGGCTGTGGTGGCCTTAAAACATCCTGGCCGAAATATGCCAGTAATGTAAACGTTTGATCCGACTCCAATGATGACCAATTCATTTCACACATGGGTGGAGATGTAGTTCATCGTTGATTCTGACCTTGTTGTCTTGCTCTTTCTTTTTCGTGTCCGAGAATAAACTTCGACACACTTTTATGTCTTGAGCAATGTCCGTGGGTTATAATGCAGTGACCAGGCTACACTTTAATGTTGTGCTTCTGCAACTCCTTGGATGATGAATCAAAAAAAAAAAAAAAAAAAACGCGCGAGCGGGAGAGC